TCATCCTTAATATTTCTTTTTTGATTTCAGGGTCAAGGAACGCATTATCTTCAAATGTAGTAATGTAAGTATCACAATCATCCCTAGTGCATATGTCTGAATATATCCAATGTATCACATCAGATGGGTTGAAGTCAAGTATCATCTTCTCAGTTGTTCTTAATGATAACTGATTAAAGTCTTCTAAAAAGAACTCATTTGCTTCATTTAAGAAGCAATGTGTACGTTTTCTACCTCTTACTTTCATCTCATTATCTAATGATATAAACTCTACAAGATGATTCTTGTATTTAAATGTCATTTCTGCTTTATTGATTTCAGCAAAATATGTGATCCCTACCTTATCTGCTATTTCCATAAAATCTCTAAATACTGATCCTTTGAGTGCAGGTAATGTCTTTCTAGCTATGGTGATGACTAATCTCTTTTCTCTTGTAGTAAGCAAGTAAATAAGATATTGACAGATAGCATAGGTTTTGCCTGATCTACTACCACCTTGATGTACTATAATTCTTTTGTCTGAATTGACTGTTTGATAGAATTGCGTATTACATTCTATTGTTTCTTTTCTACTGGCTTCCATTCAATAAGTTTGCTTTCTATCCCACCCTTATGTTCAAGTATTTGTTGTTCTATATATCCTCTCTTTTTGCCTTTAGTCTTTAAATAAAATATTGTTGATGTTGGGTTATCATTTTGTATCTGATTAAACAATTTTGATTCTACGAAATCTAACGCAACATTCTGTAATTCATCTACTTTCTCTTTAAATTTAGAATCGTTGTTATAATACTTATAGAAAGTTGATCTATTGCATCCTACCTCTTTACAAGCAGATGTAACAACACCCAAATGCTTTTCAAGAGCATTGATTAAGTTGTTTTTTAATATGTTGGTTTTTGTTGGCATAATACAAAATTAAGAATATTTTATTACGATTTGATTATACTTAAAGTTTTTACCATCAATTCTCTGTTTATAATAGTAATAAAGCAACCATAACTGCTTTATCTGCCATTCTATTTCAGGTAATCTTCTTTGATATTTCTCGTTTACTGGAAAGAGTTCTGCTAATGCGTAAATGCGTTTATAACATTTAACATCATCGTTATTGTGGTATTGGTGTTCTAGTGCTTTCTCCTTATAACGCAAGATAAATGTTTCAATTTCTCTTATGACTTTGGTCTTGCCTTTTGTTATCACATTCTAAAAGTAAGATAAATTCACTTCTTGTAATAACTTTATTAAGATATTTATATGTTTTATTGTTGTTGATGTCTGTGAGAGATATTGATTTTTCTCTTATCTGATGTGTTTTAATTCTTGGTGAAGTAGCTATAAATATACTCTGTGAATCACATTTAAAATAAGTCCACAGTTTTCTAACCGTATCGCAAATATTTTGTGATTCACCTAGTATATCACATTCGTCAGAGATAAAAAGATATTTAGTCTTTGACTTCTTTTGTTTCTGATTTTTGTTCTTCCACCTCATCTTGTTTCAAATCTTCTACCTGCGGTGGTTGTACACCAAACTGTTCTAGTGCTTGTAACACAAGACTAGATTCTGATAATGTGAATAAACCTGATTTTGATGCTTTTTCGCAAACGGACACCAAAAGTTGTAATGCCTGATCTTTTGTCATAATTAATTATTTATTTAAACCTACCAGTAATAAAATCATATTCTAAGAGCTGAGTGCCTAACTTACCATTCAGCCTTTGAGATTTCATCTTTACTGTTTCAAACTCAACAAAGTTAATATTATTATCAAGATTATCTAATTGTCTTGATAATAAATCACCCTTTGATAGTTTATCTTCTAAATCTTCTTTTGTCATTCTATGAAGAAGTGCCATACAATCGACTTTGTTAAAGTGCATAGTACCACCTGCTAATGAGAAAGCAGTAGCTTGTGGTATCTTACCTTTTACTGGTGATGGTGTTTTTGGATGTTCTATATAGCTAACTATCTTATCAAAGTTCTTAGCAAACATTTTAAGATTAGTGAGTGATACTTTTAAATAATTATATAGATTTGTTTCTCCGACATTTGATTCCACTAACCAGTTCATTGGATCAATCACAAAACAATCAAATCCTTTTCCTGATAATCTTTCAAAAGTGTTTAGTAACCCTGCTACCGATGGTAATTCTTCTTGATTTTCTAAGAACACAAAATGATTTTGAATAAAATCTAATCCTTTATTGTATTCTTTTTCTGTGCAAACGTTATCAAACTCAGGATTTACGTTCTTTCCTATGTATGCTCTAGCTAAATTTGTTATCAGCTCGTACGTATTTGTTTCAGGTGAATACATTACTACTTTATCTTCATAATGTTTTGCCCTTAGTAGCATTGCATAATTTATGAACTCTGACTTTCCTGATTGTGGATAACCACTAAAGCAGTATAAGAATCCTTTTCTCCAAGAAAAAATACCGTTTAGCTTATCTATATAAGATGGTTGTCCGAGTTCATAACCATCTTTAAAGAAGGTGTCTAGCTTATCCCTTACATCATTCACATATACCTCTTT